CAGCGGGACGATAGCGTTACGAAGATCCCCACCAGGGGCATCGATGTCACGGAACTCACCGGGGTTCAGCGGTTCATCGTCATTACGAATGCGAACACCACGAGCTTTGAATCCTGCCGGGAGGTTAGACAACGTTCCCGCATCGATTAGCTGGCGCAAAATCGACGTAGCGGCTCGGGAGAGTCCTCCAATCATATGGATGAGACCGAATCCATAGAAGCCCAAACCCGGCAGGAACTTGTAGTGGACAAAGGTCTGCATCGGCTTGCGCTGCGGATCTTCTTCGTCCCAGTTACGGACGATGGAGAGAATAGTGCCGCTATCCTTCTCCATCGTTACAACGTACGGCAGCTTCAGGCCAGTTGGCTCGCCATCAGCATCCGTGTCCTCAAAGCCTTCCAAATCCAAATAGGTTTGTATCTCTAGGATTGTGTAAACATCATCACCCATCGCGGATGGGCGTACGCCTTGCAGTTGATCTTTCTTGTCCTGCAACTCTCCGTCATCTTCCATGCCCGAAGATCCGAGATCCACGTCACGATAAACGGTAGCCAACTGCATCTTAACAATGTCGTTCTCAGACATCTTCATGACATGTGTAATACGTTCAGCCGTACGGATGTCTGTGGCGTAGTAAGGAACAACCACATCCTCGGCCGGTACAAACTTGGACACCGCACGTTGACGAGCCAAGTCGAAATAAACTTTCTTAAATGACGAACCACTCAACGGCAGGTGGAACAACATCTGATCCATGTCCGGATCATACTCTTCCATCACTTCCGTAATCTGGTAGTTCATAAACTGTTCAACGCGATTTGCTTGTTGAACAACTTCAGGTGTTTCATTGCCCACGCATATCGTACGAACAGGGCCACCCGCTGGTAGCATTTCCTTGTACGCCTGTGCTTGGAACTGGGTCACCGACTCCGAGATGAGGGGGTGCGTAACTCCGGTTGCCCCGGCGAACGGTTCGTCACGCTCTTCGTAGTTGATACCCAGTAGGCCGAGACCCTTTGTTAAGGCTTCTTCCCACTCGCTGCGGGATTCCATGTCGTCGTCAAATGAAGCCCCGAGATCCGAGGACAGTGATCCCAGGATACCGTCGTCAAGAATTTCAGAGAGGTTTGCCGTGTGACTATATTCTTCTTCCGTCAAAACCTCAGTCGAGTCTGCGTCTAAAAAATCCGCGGAGCCGTCTTCATTCATCTGGAGAATCATATCCTCCAGTACTTCGTCCGTGAGACCCGGAACTTGGCCCTCGATCTCAATTGCAGTTTCGGTAGAGGGATCTAACGCGGGGCCACCGGCACCCATCGCTTCTTCAATCTGACCACCAAAAGGATTTCCTGTTTGTGACATAACTACTTATAACACCTCTTTGCCCATTGATCCAATGCCTTTCATGACAAGGCCACCTTGGGCATAACGGTGGACAAGTGGTTCTGTTGCTTGGCGATCTTTCGGAAACTTGATAACAAGCGCATCGGACAGGTCGTCACTCCCACCAGTGTTGCGCTTAATAACCTCGAGACCCGGATACCGTTTCTTCATTTTTTCAGCGACAGAAGAAACTAAGTCTCCATACAAAAACTGGAAAGCTTCCTCCCCTTCTCCACGTTGAGTATCAATCGCTCTAGGAGAAGGAACAACAAAACCAGACAAACGAGGATTGTTGATACTTTGCTCTATTAGTGTCTCAAGAATCAAACGATGCTGCTCTTTAGAACTTCCAACGCGGCCCGGTATAGTTCCAGACTCCATCGCCCTTATAACAAGATCGGCTCCCTCGCTTCTAAGTCTATCTCGAACAACACCTCGCTCAGACTGCCGCGTCTCGAGGATCTCTCTCGCAGCCTTTGTTTTAGCGTCATAGTCCCTTAGAACCGTCTCGTTCTTAGCAAATTGTTCTTTTGCGTTTTTAAGTTTCGTTCGATTAGTTTTAAGTGCGTCCTCAGTAATCGTTAAAAGACTTCTTAGCTGGGCAGTGGGTCCGCCTAATCTTTCCGCTTCTTTTATCTGTTCTTTATACTTCGCTATTTCAGCGGGGAGCTCTACCAATTTCCGGTCAGCAAACTCGATGTCTTTTTTATGGGTTTCCTGTCGATCCTCAAGATACCGTTTCCCCTCAAGATTACCAAGATCCTTATTAAGTTCCGCTTCTCTAACAGCAGCGTCAGCCTTATCAAACTCCGCACGGGCAGCGACGTTTTTAGGACTGCTTAATTTTCGTACGTTATCGGGAGTAAGCTCGACACGGTTTTTGCCGGTGGTCAATAACGCGTTCGCTGTCTGCTCCCATCGAGAATAGGCGGATTTGTAGTTTTGGCGCAGCAGCCCGTAGTCCTTGTCCACAACATCAATAGAATCGGAAGTCGCCTGTGATATACGCTTCATAAGATCTTTGTTAAAACCAGCATCCTCAATAGACTTACTCAGTGGTATGTCTCTCAAGACTTGGTTGGAGCCATTGACTCTTGAGTCCAGCACATCTGCTCTGAATAAACCTGCTTCTGGGTCTTCTGGTGTGCCTACAAAATCTTTTGACGGATCCTGTATCTGCTCCTTAACAGAGTTCCGCTGCCGAAGAATCTCGTCTCGCGTGTTCCCTAAAGAGTTTCTGACACTACCATAACCTCCAATAAACTTCTGATCTGCTCCGACGCGATCGAGCTCTTCTATCACCTCGTCAATCAAAGCCAGTCTTCGGTCAGCCTGAAGCAAAGCACCTTTCGCAAAAGGAACTGAAATATTCTGAAGCTTTTCTGCCTGTTTAGAAAGAACTTTAGGGTCAGCCCGATCCATAATCTGACGACCTTTGCTGAAATCGTCTTGATACTCATTGAGAAGCTCATACTTACCGCCCGGCTGACCAATGGAAGAACCGTCAATATCAGCCAAACGCGCATGGCCTAACTGACCCTTTGCATTATCGCTTTTATAGTGAAGCTGTAAGTTATTCTTACTGCTATCAGCAACATCGTCGTTAAAACCTGTACGCTCGTTCAGGTTCCGGAAAATAACTTCACGGTAGTTCTCTGAATCATCTTCAGCAATACGCTGCAAAGTTTCATATCTAGTGGGAACTTCTTTTATGTCTATTCGCGGAGCATACAGACTGTAATCTTCCAGAACATCCTGACGAGTGATTATACGGTCCTTGTTCTGCTGCAAGAAAGAACCAAGTCCCGAGTTACGTAATTCATCTTTCGTAACACCGCGATCTTGAAGAGCCGACAAAAACTGAGAACCCGTGCCATTGTCCAAATTAACAGTCTCAATGCCGTTGCGAACATTAGACCGTACCTCAAACCCCGAGCCCGGGATCGAACCAGCAGAAGGGTCATACTCGTTATCAGTAACCCGGATCAAGGATTTAGGACTTGTGGTCGGGAGCTTAACTTTTTCCTGCTTCGGATTAGCCTCGTCAAAACGAGCCTTCATCTTAGCCTGCTGTGCCTTCAGAGCTTGAAAAAGCTCTTCATTGCCAGCCTTCTTAGCCTCACCCATCGACACGCCAATGTCAGCAATCTCTTTGCGTGTAGGGACACTTGAACGAGGAATATCACCGCCACCAATCGGAGGGCCACCAGACTCAATACTCAAAAGACGCTGCTGCTCGGCAATGTCCGCAAGCTCACCAATACCTTTGGCAAGACCACGGCCACCCTTTATCAAGGTCGCAGGAACAGTACCGAAACCCGACAACTGAGCAAGGTCCAAACCAAGAAACGCAGCTGACGAAGCAGCCTCACCATACTTGCCTTCTCTAAGGAGCTCCATGACACCCGGCGCAAGCTCATTGCTCGTCAACTCAGGAGCCATGCCAACAAACTCAGCCGTAGAAGATCCGGGTACCGCGTAGCTCGCACCACGCGCCAATGTTTCACCGACCAAGCGAGGATTCTCAACAACAAACTCACCAGCAGACATAGCACCGCGTAACACGGTGCCTAGACCCTGCTGGATGTCACCACCTACTTGCGACAGGGTTCTCGGGTCTTCTTTGGGGAGGCGGGACTGCCTGCGTTTTTGTACACCGTCTACCATCAATAATAATTCCTGCGCCGCCGGGGTTCGTAATCATCCTCTTCGTCTTCTTCGAGAGACACAAGCCCACCCTGGCGAAAACGAATTAAAGCCATGGTCATACTATCACAAAAGTCATCATGTTCGCCATTAGGAAATGATGCAACCTCTTCTATAACCTCTTCAGCGAACTTGGTATCAGGAACCCAGACCCGCCCCGCTTCAAATATAGGAGAGACCATGTGCATCCGGGTGGTCTTATCAACGCCACCACCTCCCCGTCTTCGGCCGGGAGCAAACGTATTGACCGGGATGTTAATCCGCATGAGCTCGTCAGCAAGAGGTGTACCACTCGCCTTGGCTTCGATAAGAACCATGTCCGGCTCCCAGTATTCATATTCCTCGGTGGCAACTTCTTTAAGCTCCGGGAAATTGTATCGGTCTTTTTTCGCGTCGAGCAAAATGATGTGGTCAACGCCGTCCTCTTCTGGGTCAAACACGCCCCATGTCGTGATAGCCGTGTAGTCCGCTGTTTCCTTTTTTGAAAACGCGGTGTCGTAAGATTGTAATACATACTTGAGCCTCGGTACCTTTTCCTTTTCCCATGTGCGCCACCAATCGCGCTTGATCATGGCTACTTCCTCGGATGTCGGATCTTGTTGCCACTGCGCGTTCCACTTGGTGGGTGACAATGACGACTTCACCCCCAGCAGTTCTTCCTTTTTCCAAAACTCAGGCCACAATGGGGACCCGGACGGAAGTATCGCAGGAAATTCTACCACCTCCCATTGATCCGCCATGGTGTCTTTTGACTGCTCGTT